TCGGGATCGGCCGCATGTCACCGGTCTGGGTGTCCACGAAGTGCTTCTGGGTGTCGAGCACGTGGTACTGGCGCTCCAGCACGCGGATGTTCCGGCGCACGTGGGCGTTGTCGAGCAGGCCGTAGTAGCTACCCATCAGGTTCGGCCCGGCGAAGCGATCGCGCACGCGCTCGATCGAGTCATAAGCATACGGAAACAGGCTCTCTTCGCGGTCGCGCAGGTACAGCGCGTCCTCGTCGTTGTAGAGCACGGCGATGTCCTGGTACGTCATCCATTTCGTGACGAACACGTCATTCCACAGATCCGGGTCGTACTCCTCAGCATCGGGATCGACCACCACGTTCTTGCTGTTGAGCAGGCTGATCGCCACATTGCCTTGCGTGGCGTTGCCAAAGTCCATGCGCACGTCGTAGTAGCCGCGGGAGCGGATGATCCCATCCGCAAAGACGTCCGAGCGCATCCAGGAGAGCTGGTTGTTGCTCGCCACCTGCGACCAGACTTTCCCTAGCGCATCGGCAATGTCGCTGGATGCGCCCTCCCCTGCCGGCCTAAAAGACACGTCGTTGCGGTTGTAGATCTGCTCGCCCATGATCGTCGACATCGTCGACAGGATCTTGTTGATGGTGAGCGCAGGGCGGCGGGTCTCCTTCAGGTGGTTCAGATCCTCCTGATCCCACTGCAGGCCTGCGAAGAACATGTCGCAGCGGTTCGCTTTCTCCAGGTACTCGTAGTGCCCGCGCTCCAGGCAGTACCGGAAGCGAATCCACATGTCGGACGCGAGCGCGTCATTGATGGGCACCTCACATCCCCCTAGAGCCGACTGCCCCAGACGATGCCCCAATAGTCAGTGGGTGCCGACAGCGCGATCGTAAGACCGCCGGCAAAGCTGACCCCATTCGCATCAAAGTCGCTGCCCACCGCAGGTGACAGAATCGGCACCACCCAGCGCGGTCCCGCGCCGGAACCGATCGCGGAGGCTTCACGCACAGTGACAGTACCAAGTGCTGGCCCCATCGGCAGGATCTTGATCAGGCGCGCGTTCGAGGGCGAGATCAGGACTTCAGCCGCCCCCGTCACGACGGTTAAGTTGTAAGCAGACTGCGTCGCCATGTCTTGCGCTCCTTGACAAAGATCGTACAAGAGTCTATCAGAGTTCGTCAGAGTATGCGCCGATCTACTCGGCCATGTGGCTTGTCAAGCGCCCGCGCATCGACCCTGGCAGCTTGTCGCGCCAGCTTTTCATTTTTGCAGGCTGCGGCATCGTCGGCGCTGGCATGCTGGTGGCGAGCCGCACCAGGTGGGCCAGTGCATCGACCTGGTCGTCATGTTTTCCACCGCCCTGGAAGCGCAGCAGCTCCTGTTTCAACGCCGGCCACCAGGCAGCCCGCCCGTTGAACTGCACCTTGTTCTGCTGCATCCGCCCTCGCGCGGGTTGCGCGCGCGTGCGCTTGTCGGTGAAGGGCGTGATCGCTTCAAAGCTCGGGTAGAACTTAACCGCTTCGCACGCCTTCTCGAAGTTCGCCCGGATGCTCTTCCAGATCTGGCCGTCCTCCACCGCGAGCTTCGTCACACGGTAGTTCTGCGCGTACTTGCAGATCGCCGTTCCCAATTCGATCCCGTCATCGGTCTTGAAGCGCCACACATCAATGATGAACAGCGTGTCGTACTCATCCAGGATCGCCGTCATCCCAACCGTCCAGTCACTCTTCTGATTCTCAGTGATCGCAAAGTCCCAGGCCTGCAGCACAATCCGGTTCGCAGCTTTCGGCGCATGCGTGAATTCGACCAGCATCTCTTTGGTAAAGAACGCCCCGCCAGCAGGTGTCGGGTCCTGCTGATAGAGCGCACTCCACCAGCGCTGCTGACCGAGTGCGGCATAAGTGGCTTTACGCTGCAGCAGGGATTTCAGGGTATAGCGGGCGCCATGGAGCGCGGTCCCAATGACACGCGTCAAGCGCGAACCCTCAGGCGGTGGTGTGGAACCTTGAGGAAACTGCTGGATCGAATTGTCCGGGAGAATGTACTCATCCCCCTCGTCATTGATTGCCGGGTACTTGACGACTTCAAACGTATCCGCCCCCTCGACGTCATTCAACTGCTGCACGCGCCCGGCAAGATCATCCTCATTCCACCAGGTCATGATGATCAGCACACCCCCACCGGGGGCGAGACGGGTTAACGCCGTCGAGATGTACCACTCCCAGGTGTTGTCACGGATCAACTGACTATCCGCAGCTTCCGCATCCTTGACGGGGTCATCAATCAATAGAATATGCGCGCCGCGGCCGGTGATCATGGTGCCAACCCCGGCGGCCAGGTAGCCACCACCGACCGTAGTGCTCCAATTCTCGATGCTCTGACCCTGCGGATCGAGTTCCGAGCCCGGAAACACCGCAGAAAAGCTCGCATCGCGCATCAGATCGCGCACATAGCGGCTAAAACTCAATGCCAGGGACAGAGCACCCGAAGTGGCGATAATCTCCCAATCCGGGTGGTGTCCCAGCACCCACGCAGGCAAATGACGGCTGGCAATCTCACTTTTCCCATGCCGTACCGGGAAACACACCAGCAATCGAGGTTCTTCCAGCCGTTCAACACTGGCTACAAACTGCTCAAGACGTCGGCACAAGTCCTCATGCACCCAGGCCGCCATGTACTTGGGCCGAAACCGGCGAATGAACTGCAGGAGCGAGCGATTGGCGGCAAATCGCGCGGCAAGCTCCCGGTGTGTCGGATTACTGGGGTCAATCTCCAGATCTGGGACCGGCCGGAAGGGTGCCTCATCAGCCGCTTCCACAGGCGACTCGTGGTGGCCTGGTGCGGGTAGCTCATCATCAAGGCGCTCCTCGGGCTTGGCGTGCAAACAGTCAAGACAGGTGATCGCCGTCGATGTGGGATAGACCGCAAGGCTGCGGTTACGCCCACAGACATTACACTTGCGTGTGGCTGCCATCGATCGTCTGGCCCTCGCTGATCGCGAGCAGCTCCTCCAGGCTCATCTGCTCCAACTTCGAGCGGACACTCATCTGATTGACCGTGAGATGGGTGATCTTGAGTTCCGGCTGCGCATAGCCCAGGAGCTTTGCCACCTCCACCCAACCCTTGATGACGGCATTCGCATCACCGAGATGCCGGCCCATCTCAATCCCATCGAGCATGCCCTCGATCACATCGAGCCTTGTGATCTGGGTGATGTCGCTCAGCCAGCGCCGAGCGGCCTTTATCTCGGCGCGCACCAGCTCGGAATTGTGGAACTGGGCGCCTGAGGCCGCACCGGCAAGCTTGGCCGCGGCGTGGTCGTTGGCACCCAGGAGCTTGGCGTCGACGAAGGCGGCTTGCTTGACGGTAAGCGCACTGCGCGGGCGGGACATGTTGTCACCTCTGATGGACTCTGACGCAGTCTAGCATCGTACGAAAATTTGAGAATTTTTTTCGAAAGGGGCGGGGGGACCAAAAAACGTGGGGATAGGGCTGGCGTCCCCTATCCCCCTCCGTCACCACGAAGGGGGTGACTTCGGATTCGGTTCACCCACCACCCTGGAGTCCCTTACCACTGTTGTATCCATTACGGAGCTTTAAACCATGTTCACGACTACCTACAACGGCACCGAGTACACCTTCAACACCCAAGCTCAGCTCGATTCATTCATCAAGCAGATGGCTAAGTATCAGGCTGTGCTCGTCAAGAGCAATAAGGCTGGTGAGGCCACTGGCCGTGTGGTCAAGAAGGCTGTGGTCAAGACTGCCCAACTGGGCTACGCCACAGGCGAGGTCTCATTTGAATTCGGTAGCGGCTTCTTCAAGGGCTTGTTCGACTAAGTCTCAGGTGCTCTGAGGGATAGGCCACAGGCGTGGCCTATCACTGAGCGCATCATTCGCATGCGTTCACTGGCCTGGCAGATTCCAGGCACCAGCACACACCGTGCTGGATTAACTACGGTAGTTCAGTTCGGCGTGTGCATATGGAGAATTACACCATGTCGCAAGCCAAAGTAGTCAGCATCATCAGCAAGACCGACGCGCACGCCATTGTCAACGGCATGATTACGCCGCTGGCGAAGAAGCGCATCACTGCAGCATTGAATGACCCGGCGCTGCCGGCTGCGTTCAGCAGCTTGAGCGTTAGCCTCGAAGCGGTGAAGTTGGCTGCGTATGTCCCGGTCGTCGTCGACGGTCACGTGGACGAGGGTCTGGGCATCGAGCTTGTGCCGCATCTGTGTCGCGGCATCGCCGCTGCCAATGGCAAGTTGCTTTATGCCATCGGCAAGGCAGACTTGGACGCTGCAGCAACGGATGAATTCCACACCACGTATTCCAGTGGTTATAGCCGCGACCCCAACGGTGGTATCGAGGTGTTGGCCGAGGGTTCCCGCAACAAGCGGGGCGGTGTGGTGACGGCGAACAACAGCGCATCCATTGCGTCCGGGCGACTCACCTTGCTTGGTATTGACACGCCGTATGACGGCATCACTGGGAATGACAGGTTTACCCCAGGTGTGCTGGCGTCCAAGCGGTATATCGCAGCGTTCAAGAAGGTGCTTGGCAGCGTGGCGGCGGCGAACCCCAGTGAATGTGGTTGGGTTCTGACTGGCATTGAAGCAGATGCTGAGAAGGGTCAGGGCAAGTATGACCCGTTGGAAGAGTACAACGTATGGGTCGTCGACCAGCGCATTCGTCAGCACGAGATGCTGATGGAGGAACGTGCCAAGGCTGATAGCCGTATCCCGTACACGTCGTTTGCGTATGGCCCGGTTAAGCAGAACGGTCTCAACTTCTTGGTGGATGAC